TGTAGATGCTGCATCAACTTGTCCAGCTGCAACATTTGTAATTTGGCGGTTGTAATATTTCACACCACCAAAACCAGCTCTATCTTTAGAACCAACACTCACTACAGATTGAGGGTTTTCTCCAGCGAAAACGTGAGTAACCCCATTTAATACTACTTGTTGTGTAGGTGCTGGGTTATCTGTTACGGAATTAGTACCCAACGCTACACTATTACTTTTATCTGCGATTGTGTTATTACCAATAGCGTAAGCATCCCATGCGGTAGCTTTACCATGAGTACCTACTACTGTTGCGCCCTGACCTGCGGTTTCAGAGTTAGCACCGATTACCACTTGTTCTTGGTTGCTATTTGTTTTGTTGTTGTAACCGATGATTGTTGTTTGGTTCGCACTTACTGTGCCGTTATTACTACCGATAACTGTTGTATCATTACCGCTAACTTTAGCATCTCGCCCTAAAACGATTGTGCTCGTACCTGTAACTACTGTATTTACACCTAATGCTGCGGAGTTGTAACCACTAACCACAGGTGCAGTAGTATTTGGTTCTACTTGACCTACTACCAAACCATTCGCAAATGTGCTACCAGTAACTGCTGCCATAACCATTGTTGCTAATACTAATTTATTGTTCATGTTAATTTCTCCTTTTATGTTAATTAATTTAGAAAACTTATTTACCTGTACTGCCATAACCGCCAGTACCTCTTTCTGTTTCACTTAATTCATCGCACTCCACTATATCGACCATTGCTACTGGTACGATGATTAATTGCGCTATGCGATCACCTCTAAATATTGTGTAATCACTACAAGATACGTTTTCATATGCAATGCTTAATTCACCTCTATAGTCAGCATCAATAATGCCTACGCTATTTGCACATCTTAGAGGTGTTTTACTCATACTACTTCGTGGCACTAACAACCCCATATGACCTTTTGGAATTTCTACTGCTATTCCTAATGGTATTTTCTTTTGACTATCCGCTGGCACTTTGATGTGAAACGGACAATACACATCTAGTCCTGCTGCATCTTTACTGCCTCTAGTTGGTAGTTGTGCATACTCATTAACCAACTTTACTTTCATCTTTTCACTCAAAATTCCACCACCCCTAACATCATCAATGCACGTTTTACTGTATCTCTATTTGCACCAACTTTCGCACTAATACTTCTTAATGACATTCCAGATTGATGCATTTTTAATAGTGAATTTTTATCTAATTCACTTACACGTTTATATCCCCTTTTAGGATTGGTTCCTACCAACCCTAAACAACATAACGCTCTACCAGCCGTTATATTTCCATACACACACGCTGCTAACGCTAACCAGTTTAGATTAGTGTCAGGCACAAACTCACTCATATTAACTGCCATTTTCGTTACTCCATTCACTTTCCTTATAGATACGGAAGAAATTATCCGCACTTAACACCACTAACCAAGGTTTATTACTCTTTTTCCAAGCCACAATAGGCATATCGCCACTTTTTTTTGCATCGTGTTCGGCTTGTTCATATGCTTTACGTACATTCAGATTTTCAACGAATTTGACTTCTTGATGTATGTTAGGAAGTCCGATGCAGTCGCTTGCATCACCTGTGTTTCCACAATATTGGACTGTTCGCCTTACTTTGTCGAACCCATTGGCTCGGCATACATCTCTCCACATTCTTTCACCACGTTTGCCTTTATCTCGGCTATTTATTGGCAATGATCATCACCCCTCACTCGCAAATTACATTAAGTTTGTTTGTACTTTTACATCACTCAACATTTCCTCTTTGGCTTTTGCGTACATTCTTCTGTCAATTTCAAAGCCATATGCACTTCTACCTAATTCCATAGCCGCCCTTAATGTGCTGCCACTACCAGCTACTGGGTCAATTACTACATCACCCTCGTCTGTAAAGATTTCAATTAATCGTTTAAGTACACTTATAGGTTTTTGTGTTGGATGAATATTAGGAACGATATTCTTGTTATCACGTTTCCATTCAAAGTGATCAAATATCATTTTTTTATTGTTATTAAACTTAGGAAGTTTTTCACGATACAAAACTAACGCATATTCAGTCGCACCAACAATACGCATATTTGCTTTTAAAACTTGCGCACTATAATTTTTATTAAAGGTAATAGGAATATAATTTTTGAAGCCGTGTTTCTTTGCGTACTCAATCACCATTGGTTGTTGTTGATAACTACAAAAAACTATCATGCATGGTGCTTGTCCACGTTCTTTAGGCTCTTTCTTTAGCAACCTATTACAAAAGTGAAAATACTCTGCAATGTTAAAGTTGTAATCAGAATTAAAGAATGCTTTACCAGCTTTTTTGCTTTCGCCATTCTTATTATCGCCATCTACATACCACATAGGATTACTTGCATAAGCGTTGTTCCCTAGATTGTATGGTATATCTGCAATCACTAACTGTGCTTTAGGTATTCCATATCGTTTAAAGTTTTGGAAATTATCATTAAATAACTCGATTTTCATAATTGTTCTATTTGCTTTCTTTCAATCGGAAACTTTCAGTAATAGGCACACCAGCCTCTGTTGGAATGTAAATAATTTGGTCTTTACTATCTTTCAATGTGTCAACCCACAACCAATGGATGTAGGCCTCGTTGCCTTTTAACGATTGACCGATAATTTGATTGGCTTTTGCAGTACCCTCTGCACGTTTTACTTCTGCTTGTGCTAGGCTTTCAGCACTATCTAATTTTGCTTTAGCTTCTAATACTGCAACTTGTCTGTTTTGTTCTGCCCTTGCAAGTTCAGCCTCACCAGCTTTTTGTTGTTGCCATACCATATACATTGGAACACCAAACGCAAAACTCCAAACTACCGCACCAATCATTACTACTACCAATAAAGCTGATACAATCTTATTCATGTTTTTACTCCTTTACATAATCTTCAATACGATAAGTTTTTGTTTCTTGTACAACCCATGATTTGTTTTCGTACCCATGACGTTTTTCCCATGCTTGGAATACTTTCGTTAGTTCTTCGCTTAATTCATCCATGTGTTCGTTTTTAACATCTTTCATATAATGGTCTGAATATTCTGCGATTTCATCATCCAGATCATAATCAAGCACATTCCAAATCGCTCGCTCACCATCTACCTCAGGCACATATCGGTATGGATGACCTATTTCTATTGTTGTTTGTAATAATTCTTCTCGACTTAAAGCATCAAAATCACCGTAGTTATATTCATTTTCTACATAATCTAAGATTGCATTTTTAATGCTATTTTGTGGTTCGCCAGCCACTTCGTCCTCACACCAGCAATATTTTGTTTCATCTTTTACCAGCATCGTTACTCACTCCTTACCATGAACGGCTATCACTATATTCGTTGAAATAAACTTCTGTATACGTGCGTTTTCTTCTCAAATCAACATTCACAACATACAGATAATCATCAACAATAAACACAAAATCATATGTGCCATTAAACTTTTTTTCTTCTAGCCACCTCTTTGTACTTAGTGTTTCCACATAATTTTCTTATCGCATCAACTGCATATATTTTTTCAACGCTCATACTTCACTCCTCTTAGAACGGAATGTTTTCATCTTGTGGACTTTCGAAACTATCAAAGTTAGATGTACCAGCATCATCATTCATTAACGATGTACCAATAAAGTTTGCTACAACTTCTGTTACGTAGCGTTTCTGTCCATCAGCAGTTTCATAACTACGTGTTTGAAGTCTACCCTCAACAAACGCTCTATTGCCTTTACGTAAATTGCCTACGCTTTCGCCTAGCTTTCCCCATGCTACGCAATTTACAAATGCAGTTTGTTCTTTTGTTTGACCCTCACTATCTAAGTAAGTATTGCTTGCTGCAACTGTAAATGTTGCAACTGCCTTTCCGCTTTGTGTATAGCGAACTTCTGGATCACGTGCTAAATTCCCCATAATTTGTACTGTATTCATATATCAATCTCCTTAAATCTTTTGCTCGATACACATTGTTCCTTTGTACACCTTGATGATTTCCTCTAGGCTTTCAAAGGTTCGTGCATCCGCTTTCATAATCATTTGCATCTGTTGAGTTGCCTCTTCTTGCGTATCTACATTTAGAGGTATCTCAATAGTGATTACCATCTTTCGTTTCTTACTTAGCATTTATACCCCTTACCAATAACTAAGCTGGTTTAGTTCAGCCTCTACATCATCAATAAACACATCATAGCTAGGATGAATGTGGCAATCGACTGTTGCCTCATTACGCATGATTTCTAGCAAGTTTTCAATCTTGGTTCTTGCTTGTGCCTCGTTATTTGCTAGCACTTGAAAGCTAACATTAAAGCTAACATTTACACTTACATCAAACTCTTTTACTCTTTCCCTCACGTTTAACCCCCTATTGCCTGTTTTAAAAGTTCTTTCCCTTTATCGGATATTTGGCTTTTGTTGATTATTTCTGTTACATCTACTGGTTCTTTGGCTACCTCTACTAAGTTACCTGTTGCAGTCATTTCTATTTGCTTTTGCCCAGAATTTAGTAACGCTCGTTCCTTTTCTGCTTTTTCCCTTGCTTTTAACAACAAGTGATTATCCTTAATCGAATTAGACAATCTCAATCGCTCACGTTCTCTTATTTCTTGCACTTCGTAGTTTTTAACGAATTGCGCTCTACATGATGTTTCGTTGAAGTTATCGCCATTTTGAGGGTCGAACGATTTCCATATTGCTTTGGCACATTGCTTTGTCAACCCCTCTAATTTGTCTAACCCCTTTTCGTAGCCATATGATCGTGCTACTTGATACACCCTTTCCCATGCATCTTGTGCGGTTGGAAGTTCCTCATATGCATTTACAAAGGCACTTAATGCGGAACATTCCTCTCTAATTTCTGCAATCGTTGGTAAGAATTTACATCTATCAATCAGATTGCTTATCGCTTGTTCAAGGGTAACTGGGTTTACATTAGATAACTTTGTTACATACAACATCATTCGTTGCTCTGACATATCAGTAGACCACGCTATCTGTAACATCGATAGTGCTTTCAAAGTCTGTTGTTGGTTGTTCAGTATCTACACCCCCTAACTTATTCATCAAGTTATTAACTACGTTGATTGCATCTTCCTTGCTATTCTTTTTAGAATTAGGTTTTCTGTATTCTCTACGTTCCCAAGTCCTAACCGCTGCTTTCCAATCTTTCATGGAGTTATTTCCTACTTTCCATCCGTTACTTTCGTAGTAGTCAAAGAATTGTTCAGCATTTACATTATTGTTTCTTTCAATGCAGTACTGTTCGATTTCAGATAGAGTAGGTTTTTCAAAACGCTTGCGTTTTGTTGTAGTGCTTGCACTACTATCTATCTCTTTCTCTATCTTTATCTCTTTCTCTAACTCTATCTCTATCTCTGGTGGAGATTTCTCGGAGATTTGT